GCATAATATTGGAAAAGATAATGGAGAACCCATTAACTGCCCACATGTCTGAAGTACTGAACTTATTTTTGTCCATTTAGGGTATTGTATCTCAGAAGGATATAATACCAACCTATAAAGATTTTTTATTTCCTCTCCTAACTTCTCAGGTAATTTCGAAAGAAATGCCTCAAAAGCTAATGAAGTATAAAAAGTTTTTAAGTTATCAGTTGCAGCAGAATAGTCACCAGAAACATATAAATTAAATTTAAATTTGTTACCAAATTTATCTTCTAGTTCGTTTGTGCTATGATCCAACTGATCTAAATGTTTTGTTGTTAAAGTTTCCTTTAGAAGTATAAAAGCACCATATTTATCGGACAGATGTCTCCACATTTCTTTTTGTAATGCCTTGGAGTGCCAATATAGTTCAACCTCACCTTTTGTTATAACTCTGACCTTAAGTGGTTCAGGTATACCATAGGTAGTCACTGTTGCTATTTTATGATACTTTTGATAGTTCTTTATGTCTTGAATACTCCTTGGAACATATTTATCTACATCTTTAAAATTTTTAATTTCTAAAAATTTGTCTAATTTATTCTGTGAATGAATTTTATATTCTTCTAATAAATTGGATCTCAATGTTTTTAAATATGATTGAGGAATAATTGGTCCTTTAATTTCTAATACTTCACCTCGATCATTAAATTTGATCTCATGGAGTGTATCTTTGAAATGATTATACTTTAACCAATTATTTAGTGCTACAGAATTTTCTTCTTCTAAAGTCGGAAGTTCATCTATCTTCTCCCTTTCGAGAGTTTCTAGCCCTAAGTATTTACTTAATATAAAACCTTCACCTCCACCCTTCTTCAGTGATGAATTATGGTGTGCAGAAGTTGATGGTTGATATAACTTGTCCTTGAATCTGAAACCATAAACAATCTTTTTTGTTAGATGTTTAAAGGTTTTTGCAAATTCCTTTTCATGTTCATATCCATCCTTAATCATTGATTTAGAATGTTTTACATAAGTTTCAAGAATAAATGAACTTGGTACTGATCTGCATCCTCTCTTAATTGATTGGAGGAAACCTTGCCATAATGAAGCAAGAGATTTTTCTTGTTTGGCACTATGTTGTTTAAGCAGACGTACTTTCAAATACTTCTTCAATTTTCCTGCGAACAGGAGGGAGCTACCATTATAAAACGAAGGTTTTATAGGAGTAGCGTTCACCAAAAATTTTGCCATTGGATATGTTGTAAGATATTTTATTATAGTGACTAATTCTACATGTGTATACGTAAGTAATACAGGTAAATTAATTAACCAATCTAATAAATGAAATTCTAAACTATCATTATGGTCAGCTAAAACTTCTAATGCTGATTTCAAGAACATTACTATATCTAGGAATGTTGGAGAAGTTACAAAAGTTATTTTATCTGTTTCAATTTTTGGTATCCCATTAATTTTTATATGTTCATCAACAATTTGATCTATACTATTCTTTTCAATCTCACCATAACTGCTTAACACTTTCGTATCGAGCAGCCATGATGTTGTTAAAAATAATTTAGGTTGAATCACATCTTTTATAAAATTAATGGTTCTAGTTTTTTCTGTTTTAATGGAAAAGATTGATAATTTATCAGACCCTGATAAATGTCCTTCTTGAATATCATTTAATATTTCAATAATATTAACTATATTAAGAAGGCCATAATCAGATTTTCTACTTTCCATTTCTACAAATATTTTGAGAGGACATTCAAAGAAATTGTCTTTGTTTGTACCAATCACTTTCATGAAACCACTGTGCATTCCACTACTTTTTTGTTCTGTAATAACCATTGGATGTCTGACTTGGAACATCGGTTTATCACTGCCTACTTTATTTAGGACTTTGTACTTTAAGTCAGTCAATTTTTTTGATTGTCTTTTAGAAGCTAGGTAAATAAGATGCATAAGCAAGCTAAACTTATACAAATCTGATTATGGTTTTAAACCATCAATCTAAGGTTTTTTATACATGTCCTTTAATCATGTGTTCTGGGTGGTTAACTTTAACAGTTTTAGAATATATCTCATAGACTTCCCCCAATACATATATACTTTACAAGCATAGATGTATTGGAGGAAGTAGAAATCTATTCTATCAATCACCACTTCTTAGGATTCCGGCGGAATCGGAGCAATTAGCTCAGCATATAGATAATTAATATGAAAACCATACTAATTAAC